TGAAATAGAGGATAAAAGCGAGGGTGATGGACAGAAACAATTACCTAACAATATAAATAAATAAAAACCCTATCGGGCAATCTTACGACCGTACATCGTAAGGTGTTCCAAAGAATACAAAAAGGCATCACGGAGCCGTGACTTCGTGCTGCCTTTTTTATTGCCCGCAGGTAAGGAGGTTACAAAGAAAATGAGAATCAATAACCACAGCATATTTAAGCCAAGGGCAAAAAGACTTTACCGAATTGAGAACAAAGCCAAAGCAGATGAATCGACAGTATACATCTACGATGAAATTGGGTGGTTCGGCATTATGCCTGAACAGTTTGTTAAAGATTTTAATGCCATAACATCACCCATCATTCATGTCCGGATCAACTCTCCCGGTGGTGATGTGTTTGACGGGACAGCCATCTATAACGTCATAAAACAACATAAGTCAAAGGTCATTGTTCATGTTGATGGTCTTGCCGCTTCCATATCTTCAATTATCGCTATGGCCGGTGATGAAGTCAGGATGTCTGAGAATGCTTTTATGATGATTCATAACCCTTACGGATTTGTTTTTGGCACAGCTCAGGATATGCGAGAGAGGGCTGACTTGTTGGATAAAATAACAGGAACAATAGCTAAAACCTATATGAATAAAACCGGCAAGGATGAAAAAGAAATTAAAAAATTAATGGGTTCTGACACATGGATGACTGCTCAAGAATCTATTGATAACGGGTTTATTGATGTAATTGAAGAAGAAGATGAAATAACGGATAAATCACAGGTAATCATGTTTGATTTATCCGCTTACGCCAACGTGCCAGACGCTCTGAAAGATCAGGAATCAAATCCCTCTAAACGGGATATTGAGGCCATTCTGACAAAAAATGGAGTAAGCCAGAAGCAAGCCAAAGCCATTCTTGCGGAAGGTTACAAAGAGGGAGATCAACGGGACGCTGATTCTCCTGATGTTCAACGGGACGCTGAACCATCTACTGTAACCGACCCGCCTGTCAATACTCAACGGGACGCTGAAATATTGACAGATCCTAGTAATGCTCAACGGGACGCTGAACCATTACAGGGAAAGAAGAAGGACAAGCTTACGGCTTTGCTGGAACGTGCAGAAGCTATAGCACCATCAAAGGTTAAAGAAAGTGCTAAAGAGAAAGATTCTCAAGGGCTCTTTCTACACATAAAACCATAAGGAGGAATAATTTATGAAAACTTTGAGTCAGTACAAAGAAGATACCAAAACGCTTATGAAAAAAGTCGCAGATATTGACGCAAAAGCGACCAATGAGAACCGCGATTTATCCGCAGCGGAACTCCTTTGCAAGAATGATCTTATGGATACCGTTAGTGAATATTACGAAATTATCAAAACAATGGAACGGGAAGAGAAGATTGCAAACCAACTTGGGCAACCGGATAAGCCACAGACAGTGCAAAGCAGTGGAATTGTGGTAGGGGACAATAGGGCCATCAAGAATACATTCCTAAATTTTGGATCGCAATTGTCGGCAATAATATCTGCCGGTCAGCCGGGTGGTCATGTTGACCCTAGACTTTACAATGCTGCAAGTGGCCTTAGTGAAACCGTGCCAAGTGACGGTGGGTTAAGATAAATGCCAGAAGCCCACGTTAAATTCGACCATATGGCTGGAATATCCTTAGAGCCTTCACCCCTTCTAATGGAAAAGTGTGGAGGATTGGATAATCAGCAGGAAAGACTGACGAATGACTTGCATTGGCTTGCAGGAATTATTGAAGGAGAGGGTTGTTTTACTCTGAGTGTAAAAAATCGTTACGGTAAGCATAATCGGGCTTATTTTCCTATGATTCAGATAACTAATACAAACACGGACATGATAGTTAAGATCAAGGAAATACTTTCCGAAATAAGAATCGCTTATTATTTTTACGCTCAACTCCCTAAGAAGGGAAACCCTTATTTTAGAGTAGAAATTGGTGGATTAAAAAGAGTCAAAAGATTCTTAGATTTAATGATTCCTTGCTTTAGGTGTAGGAATAAACAAGCGAGAGTATTATTGGAATATTCTAATCTAAGATTAAGCAAGGCCACCAATTCTCCTTTAGGCCAGCAAGAAGATGATATTGCCAATAAATTGTATGAATTAAATGGCAAACATAAAAATTCGTCTTTATCCTCAGAGACTACACGTCGAACAGAGCTTGTAAAGTCTGATGATATAGTCCGCCCCTTTGTGAAAGCATAGGGAAGCTGCGTTCTGGTGCAGCAAGATTTTGCCCTCAAACTGTATGAGGATATTTTTGAAAATGGGCTAGTAGCAAGCCAATGTGAAAAGGTGCCTATTTCTGCAAATTCAAATGGCATTAAGTTGAATGGGTATGATGAAACATCCAGGGCATCGAGCACTTTTGGTGGGATTGTTGTTTATCATGGCAGTGAGGCCGGTGAGAAAACAGCGAGTAAGCCAAAGTTTAGGCCAGTAGAACTATCTTTAAAAAAACTTATTGGCCTTTGTTACCTCACTGATGAATTAATGCTTGATGTCCCGGCAATGGAAACACGTATCGGTAATGCCTTTAAATCCGCATTTGATTTTCAGGTACAAGATGACATTATTAACGGTACAGGTGGGGCAATGGCTTTGGGTATTTTAAATGCTGGGTGTCTCGTGGCAGTAGCCAAGGAAACCGGACAAACGGCTGATACTATAATGACAGAAAATATTGTCAAAATGTATTCCCGTCGATTTGCCGCCAGGACAAATAATTATATGTGGCTTTATAACCAACAGATTGAGCCACAACTATTCACCATGAGCCTTGCCGTTGGCACAGGCGGAATCCCTGTATTTATGCCTCCCGGTGGCTTATCAAATAGCCCTTATTCACGGATAATGGGACTTCCAGCACATGCAGTGGAGCAATGTGCCGCGCTCGGTGATCAAGGGGATATTGTCCTTTGCAATTTCAAGGACGGCTATCTTTTGGCCGAAAAAGGCGGGTTGGCTCAAGATATGAGTATTCATGTGCGGTTTATATATGACGAGAGCGTCCTAAGATTCGTTTTAAGAATGGACGGTCAACCTTGGAGAGCTTCAGCACTCACTCCGTATAAAGGCGGCTCAGGGGCTACTCAATCGCATTTTATCACTTTAGCTGCACGCTAGTATAACAATAAACTGAAGCTGTTAAATCACGGCTTTATATAAGGAGGATTTAATTATGGGCGCAAAAGGATTCTGCATACCAGAAGAAGGACATTTTAAACTATTGCTTGATCACGCACACGAATTAAACGGAGCTGATCATCATTTCCCCGTTATAAACATGCAGTACTGGGAGCATGTTGATTTCTTTATCCTGTTTGGGACATCTCCACGAGCTGCGGCGGTTATTACCGTTGAATCGTGCAGCAACTGGGTAACACTCGCCGGAGACCCAACTACGGCAACCAAAATCCCGTTCAGTTATTACCCGATGGGAACCGCTGCTGCTCCGACTTCTCAGATCACCGATGGGACCGACATTTTTGGCCCTCGAACAGAGGTCACTGTAGCAGCTACCGGGCTTGTACCGGTTGCAGGCGTAGATGATATTGTCTACGTTATTTCCCTTAATGCTGATCAGTTGATTGAAGATCATATCGGCTTCCGTCTGGATATTGTCAATGCCGGAGCCGGATGTCTTACTACCCTATGGGCCATCTGTAGCGGTGGGCGTTATCAGGGTGCGGTTCAGGAGTCCGTAACTAAAGCGTAACATGAATTAGTATGAATTATCATGGGCGGTCTGAAACATGGCCGCCTTCAATTCAATCTTTTGAATATAGGAGGCATATAAAATGCCAGGAGCTTATAATCCATCAACGATGGAACGTATTGGCGATATGAAAAACGGGATATTAGTTGAATCCTCAGAGTCGGAATACGATGTCTGGGGTGAGAAAGTCCAGCGTTATTATTTCACAGTATATAACCGAGTTATTATTCACGCCTTGTTTGCCGAAGTAACAGAAACGATTGCAGGGGCAGTCCAGACGGTATTTAATTATATTCAAGATACCCCCTCAATCGTATTAGCGGAATTGTCCTCAGCTCACGCGAGTATAGATACTTACGTTCCGGGCTCAAGAATCACCTATGTTGGAGGTTCGGTTGTTGCTGCTGCGATTACATCCGCTTTGGGTGCCATCTCTTATCTCCCAAGCACCATACCAACTATTTTAGGAGTTACCCCCCTTGCAGGCGTTACGAGTGTTGGGAGAATAGGATTTTTATCCTCTGGTACTGATGCAACGGACGGCACTCTGAAATTCGCGGTTTTATATACACCAATTGATAAGGGTGCCTACGTGGAAGCCTTGATATAAGGAGGTGGCCTTATGGCAATGTCATTAATTGCTACCATACAACGGTGGGAAGGATATTCTACTGATGCAAAACCATCTTCAGGTGTAAAGGAAGGGTCAACCCTTAAAGAAATTGATACAGGCCGAATTTATAACATGCACCATGGAGATTGGAAAGAGGACATATCAAAACCGTTAAGCACGGCCAGAGCTATTGAGATGAATGCCGAGTTGAGACGGCTAATGGAGAAAACTTATCTTGAAACTAGAGCAGCAAACGAAGCAAATGGAATATTTGTTGCTTAAATAAAGGAGGATTACTAAATGCAAGCTGAGGGTAGAGTCGGAGAAATTAAAGCGGCACTGGGTAGTGTGAACCCATTAGTAACTGATAAAATGGGGTCAACACTTATCGCACAGTCCAGTGGTGCTTATGCAACAGCCGTCAAAAAGGGTAATGTCTATTCTGGGGCAAACCAGACTGGATGTATATGGACGGTTGGGTTGGCAACAACCAATACAGGGTTAGCCTTAACAAATCCTGTTGGTTCGGGGAAGAATCTAATTATTCTTAAAGCCGGGTTTTCTGAAAGAGTGGCCCCTGCGGGTATCCAGGACGTATGGCTTGCCGGTGGATCGAGCACAACCGCCGTCACGCAATCCGTTCCAGGCACACCTAGAAATATGTTGGTAGGTGCCCCGAATGCTGCTGTTGGGCTAGTAGCTACAGGTGCTACGTTACCGGCTGCTCCTGTGTATCTTCTTCCCTTGGTCGGTGGAAAAACATCGGCGGCACTTTCGGTATCAAGCACTATTGCTATTGTTGATGTTGGAGGATTAATTGTAATGGCGCCAGGATCATATCTTATTATTGCCACCTTTACAGTCGGTGCTGCGGTAGGTCAAATGGGATGTATTATATGGGAAGAAGTAGACGCCTAAATAATGGAGGGTTATTAAATGAAAGTTGAGGGAAGAGTTGGAGATATCTCCGCTGTCCCAGGGAGTGAGAATACATTAGCAACCAATGGAATGGGGTCATTGCTTGTCGCACAGTCGGCAGGGAAATATGCCAGCGCTGTTGTAAAAGGCAATGTCTATTCTGGGGCAAATCAAGCTGGTACAACATGGACGGACGAAAAGGCTGCTATCTACACAGGATTAGCCTTAACAAATCCTATTGGTTCGGGGAAGCAATTGGTCATTCTTGCTGCTGGATTAAGTCAAAGGGTTGCAGCAGGTGGAGCAGTTATTCAGGATATTTGGCTTGCCGGTGGATCGAGCACAACCGCCGTCACACATACAACTCCAGGTACACCCAGAAATATGTTATTGGGTCGTGCAAATATGGCCGCTGGATTGGTTGATGTTTCTTGCACCTTTCCGGCAGACCTAACGGCATACCTGATGCCTCTTTTAAGTAGCAATACAGCGGCAGTCCTTCCCGAATCGGGAACTATCAGTGTAGTTGATGTTGACGGGGCAATTATTGTGCCATCAGGTTCATATGTAGCTATTTGTATGTTCGAGGGTGGTGCAGCTAGTTCAAAGATGGGCTGTATCGTTTGGGAAGAGATTGACGAATAAACGTATGGTGGGCTGTTAAAAGCCCACTTCGTTCACTTGTATGTAATATGTAAGATGGTGTTTGCCATTGTGAGTAACCGTGTAACTGTAGATAAAAATACTGATAAAATCTATAAGGTTTTATTGGGGCAATCGGAGAAACAGTATTATTACCCAATAAAGCTAGATGAGACTAGCCATACAGTATGTGTTCTTGATCATAATATTTGTGTGATACATGAACAATCAGCATTCTCGGCATATTACAGCGTAACTACGGCAGCTACAAATGGTCATAGATCAGGATTATATATCAAAACCCCTACAGAAGAAAATGGTCTGATACATTTGATTGCACAATTCGCCGCATCTACCGCTGCTGATTTTTCTATTTGCGAAGGTGTAACGATAGCGGCAAACACCGGCACCCATGCAGTAGCTATCTTTAATAGATATCGACCAAGCTTAAAGACAAGTAGAAGTTATGACAATGCAGCTACTCCGGCAGCAAATAAAGTAACTACACTAACAGAGGCACAGATAGCAGGTGACGGCACATGGGCAACCGGAACAGTGATCAGGGAAGAGCCAATGAAGGTTGGAATAGGGCCAAAACCGGCAGGCGGAGCAGGTAGAGATACACAGGAATATGTATTATTACCTGATACCAAATACGTCTTTTTGCTTACAAACACTGCTGCTTTGGCGAATACACATCATATTTTGATTGATTGGCATGAACATTGACCATAGAGGTGGAGTATGAAAATAGATCTGATAACGGCCCCAATAATTGAACCGATCCTGATAAATGAGCTGAAGCTCCACATCAGGGCCTATGATGATGAATATGAGGAGGATAGCTTACTCGATGATCTAATTGAGACGGCAAGGGGGTATGTTGAGGATATTACCAGAAGAGCTTTATTAACGCAGACATATGATTATTACCTTGATACATTCCCGTCATGTGACTATTTCAAACTTCCATTTGGCAACCTGGCGTCTGTAACTCATATCAAATATACCGACTCTGACGGCGACGAAACCGAAATGACTGTGACCACTGATTATATAGTTGAAACCAATGGCGAACAATGTGGGCAAATAGTCCTTCCTTATGGTAAATCATGGCCAAGCTTTACAGCATATTCAAGTAATCCTATTGTCTGTCGATTTGTTTGCGGTTGGACCACAGCCGCGCTTATTCCTACGAAAATTAGAACGGCGGTAAAAATGATTGCAGCAAAAATGTGGGCAAGTAGGGGTGATGATATCGTCGGGCAGACAATTTCTGAAGATACATTTTTCTTACGGTTACTTCAAAGCTATAGATTATGGGACGAATTTAAATGAGAACGAGGATTGGCGATAGGAATAAAAGAGTAGAGCTACAGGAGCCCTCAAGAACTGCTGACGGTATAGGGGGGGATAACACGACGTATGTATCCAAGCATAGCAAGGTATTTGTAGCTATTTGGCCAATAAGCGCAAGTGCTCAGATACAAGCAGGGCAGTTGTCTATGACAATGACTCACCGTATTCGGATGATTTACAAAAGTGATTTAAGATCAGATTGGCGGATTAAATATAGGGATAGGTACAGGGATAGATATTTTGCTATTGTGAGTGGTATCAATCCCAATGAAGCGGATAAAGAGATTGAATTGATCTGCAAGGAAACCGAATCGACATAGAAAGAAAGGAAAGGGAAAAGTATGGCAATATCTTCTAAACACCCTGTAACGAAAGAAATTTGTGATGCCCTTGGGTTAAAAAGGGTGACAAGTTTACATTTAATTATGAAATTAGGGGAAATAGTAAGAATTGAAGCAGAATACTACCCGGACAAAAAAGACATGGAAAAGCTAGTGCCAATTTTAAAAAAATATGAGCTAAGAGAAATTAGATGAAACTCTTTTACACAGCATTAATGACATATTTCAATGTGGCAAATGATTTTAAAACTGCTATTGGTGGTAGGCTTTATCAAGAGGAAGCGCCTGAAAGAGCCACATATCCTTACTGTGTTTTTGACTGCATAGTAAACACCCAAGACGATACATTCACCAATTACATGGATGACATTATTATTCAGTTTAGTATTTTTTCTGAGAAAGCATCGTCGGTTGAGGTGCATGATGCCATGACGGATTTAAAGACATTATTTAATGACGGTGTATTTACTGTTACTGGCGGGACTGTAGTGTGTTTCTATCGATTAAATAGCGGATTAGAGCGTGAGGAGATAACAACCACGTCAGGGGTTCAAAGAGTCTGGCATTACCATATTGATTATAACGCAATATTTCAAAGGGATTAACTAAAAAATTATATACATTTGAATCCGGGCGACCTGATCTGGCCAGATTGGGTTTAGCAAAAATCAAGGCAAGCCGTATAGG